TTCGCCCTTACCGCGCATGGCGTTCCAGAAGACGCGCTTGTACTCCGCACCGGCCCGGCCGGTCTTTTCTTCCGTACCCTTGGATGGCGCGTTGGTGATGGGGTTGCTGGTGGCCGCAGACAACTCCGCATCGAGGGCCGCCTGCCGCTCCAGGCGGTCGATCTCGCGACCCAGCGCCACCACGTCGGCCTCCATCCTGTCGTAGGTGGCGGTGTCCTCGGAGGACAAAAGCCCGTTGCCTCCACGCTTACTATCGAGGAACGCCTTTGCCGCTTCCCATGCCTTTGCGCGCTTCTCACGCAGTTCCAGAATCTTACTCATTGTGGTTCTCCTCCTTCATTTAGTGGGAAATCAAAAAGAGCCGCTTTTCCAGCGACTCTATCGGGGTACCGGTCTGAGGTTTCAGCTTGGGGATTTTCCCAAGCAGGGAGTTTGTCACGGCAGCGCGGCTAAAGATCACGCTCTGACCGGTGTCTTGCGGTTCCTCTCCGTTTGAGAACAGGAGCTTATCCGCAAAGCCCAGTTCCATTGCCTTATGGGCGTTCATCCACGTTTCCGCGTCCATGAGGTGTGAGAGCTTTGCGCGGGACAGACCGGACTTCAGCTCATAAGCGTTGATGATACTCTCCTTGACTTCATCCAGCAGCGCCTTGGCACGGAGCATCTCCTCGCTGTCGCCGATGGCAATGGTGCTGGGGTTGTGGATCATGAGCATGGATACCGGCGACATGTATACCGTGCCGCCGGCCATGGCCACGACCGAGGCGGCGCTAGCTGCCAGCCCGTCGATCTTGACCGTGACTTGCCCGGTATAGTCCATGAGCATGTTGTAGATCTGTGCCGCAGCGAACACGTCACCACCGGGTGAGTTGATCCAGACGGTGATGTTGCCGGACCCCGCATGCAGTTCATCCTTGAACAGCTTGGGCGTGACCTCATCACCCCACCAGGTTTCCTCAGAGATAACGCCGTTGAGGTACAGCGTCCGGTCACCGCCGTCTTCGTTTTTGATCCAGTTCCAGAAGCGGCGAGCCGCTGCTGTCGAATTATGATTCATGAGTGCCTCCTTTTCTGGGGTTTGTCGTGCCGGCGAACAGCCCCGCGTCCTTAAGCTTGGTCATGTTGCCGTTGATGAGGTACAGGTCACCGCCTTCCTCGTCGGGGATGCGATTCATGTCCTCCAGTTGACGTATATCGTTGGCAGACAGCCATCCGTTTTGCCGCCCCGTGGCGTAGCCCTGCATGCGGCTCTGGTAGTCGCCGCGTAGCAAACCATCAAGGTTAAACTTGATGAACAGACGGGATTTTTCGGAAGGGAGCATAAGCGACTGTTGGAGCGACTGCTCCCAACGAACGACCCATGGATCGAGCGTATATTTTACGAATTCCAGCGATTGCTGTTCGATGTTCGAGAAGCTGGACTTCTCCAGATCGCCGACCATGTGCGGCGGGACTCGGAAGATGCGGGCGATCTCGTTGATCTGAAACTTGCGTGTCTCCAAAAATTGCGCCTGCTCCGGCGGGATGCCGATGGCCTGGAACTTCATACCCTCCTCCAGGACGGCCACACGATGGGCGTTGCCGCTGCCCTGATAAGCACTGTTCCAGCTGTCCTTCACCCGCTGCGGGTCTTTGACCACACCGGGATGCTCCAGCACGCCACCGGGGTTTGCACCGTTGGCAAAGAAAGATGCGCCATATTCCTCAGTAGCCAAGGCCATGCCAATGGCATTCTTGGCCATGGCGATAGGGCTGTACCCGATCAGACCATCAAAGCCCAGACCAGGGATGTGTAGAATCTGATCACGCCGCAGAGTGATATATCCGCCCGTTTTACTCACGCGGCTCTCATCGGCGTTGTGGTAGTAGGTGTAGATCAGCTCTCCGCTTGCAGAACGACTGACATCCATTTTGTTCGGTAACAAAGGATACAGTGCTAAGACACGACCATGCCCATCGCGTATAACCTGCGCGTAGGCGTTACCCCATAAAAGAAGATGACTCATCAGTGTCTCTCGGAACACGAATGAAGTCATCTCAGGGTTCGGCTCGTCGTGGAGGAGGTAGTAAAGCGGGTGTTGCGCCACGCGCTCCTTGCCACCATCGGCTTTGTAATGGTAAACGTGAAGCGGAAGACCTGCGATAGCCTCTGCCAGAATACGAACGCAGGCATATACCGCTGTGGTTTGCATGGCTGTCCGCTCGTTTACTGTTTTGCCGCTGGTCGTACCACCGAAAAGAAAACTGAACGAGCTGCCTAGCCTGTTTAGGGGCTTGTCGCGGGAGCGAAACATGCCAGCAAAGATGCTCAAAGATCATCACCTCCGAAGGTAAAATTCTTGACATTATTACTAAAATGTGTTACTATATTAGATAAGTTCCGTATGTACCTCTGGGTGGGCGCAATTCCCACGACCCCGAACATAATCATCAACTCTCTCGTGACGGTTTCAGCCAGTTTTTTTGTTGGAATCGTTAGGGAACAAGCAAAAGCTGTCTATAACAGCGTAAAGGAGAGGGTTCCTATGTTCGTAATCCTACTAGTTGCTCTGCTTGGTACCGCCGGGGTCACCGTAGTTTGGCAGGGTTGTATAATAGCAACCAGCAGAGCAACGCCCAAAATCTGAGAGCCGAAAGGCTCTTTTTTCACAATATCAATAGCCCTCGTTCGCTGTAGATGCTATCGCCATTGTTATTGCCGCAGCGGATGGCACGGTCGAGTGCCATGATGGTGGCTACCGCACCGTCAATTTTCTCGGTGCTTTTTTCCTTATCAGGCTTCACGTTGCCCGCCGGATCGGTCTTGACATAGATGTTATCCATCATCCACCGCAGGACGGGGTGCCCACCATGGGCGAGTCGCTGTTCCAGTGTCAATTTCATGAGCTCCTTGGTAGGCGGGGACATATCCTTGAAACCCTGCCCGAAGGGAACCACCGTAAAGCCCAGGCCCTCAAGATTCTGAACCATCTGCACAGCGCCCCAGCGGTCGAAGGCGATCTCCCGGATGTTGTACTTCTTGCCGAGTTCCTCAATGAATCGCTCAATGTATCCGTAATGTACGACGTTGCCCTCAGTGGTCAGCAGGAAGCCCTGTCGCTCCCAGAGGTCGTACTGCACATGGTCACGCCGGACGCGCAGGTCAATGTTGTCCTCCGGCATCCAGAAGAATGGCAGGATTTCATATTTTCCGTCCTCGTCCACTGGTGGGAATATCAGCACAAAGGCTGTGATGTCCATCGTGGAAGAAAGGTCTAGCCCGCCGTAACAGACGCGCCCCTTAAGGCCCTCCATATCCACAGGGAAAGCGCAGGTGTCCCACTTGGCCATGGGCATCCAGCGAACAGCCTGCTTTACCCACTGGTTCAGCCGCAGTTGCCGGAAGCTGTTTTCCTCGGCCGGGTTCTGTTTCGCGCTCTCGCAGGCAGCTCGCACCTTGTCGATGCCAACCGTAATCCCAAGAGAAGGGTTTGCTTTCTTCCACACCTTGGGGTCAGTCCAGTCGTCATCTTCTTTGGCGCCGTAGATCACCGGGTAGAACGTGGGATCGTGCTTCCGGCCTTCGAGGATGTCTATTGCCTTCTGGTGTGTTTCGTAGCAAATGCTCTGAGTATCCGATCCCGCCGTGGTAATCAAGAAATACAGTGGCTGCATCCGCGCATCGCCGGAGCCTTTGGTCATGACGTCGAAGAGCTTTCGGTTCGGCTGGGTATGGAGCTCGTCGAAAACCACGCCGTGGATGTTGAAGCCGTGCTTGGAGTAGGCTTCGGCTGACAGAACCTGATAGAAGCTATTGGTCGGCAGGTATATCAGGCGCTTGGAGGAGGCCAACAGCTTTACGCGCCGAGAAAGCGCCGGGCACATACGAACCATATCGGCGGCCACCTCGAATACGATGGACGCCTGCTGTCGGTCGGCCGCGCAGCCATAAACCTCGGCTCGCTCCTCGCCATCGCCGCAGGTGAGAAGCAATGCGATGGCAGCGGCCAGTTCCGATTTGCCCATCTTTTTCGGAATTTCCACATACGCCGTGTTGAACTGGCGGTAACCGTTGGACTTGATGACACCAAACAAGTCCCGGACAATCTGCTCCTGCCAGTCGATAAGCTCGAAGGGTTTCCCCGCCCAGGAGCCTTTGGTGTGGGAGAGGGCTTCAATAAATGATACCGCGTAGTCGGCGGCGTCCTTATTGTAGTGCGACCCATCGGTCATAAAGGCGGTGGGTTTGTATTTCTTCAGTTTTCGCATAAGCACCGCCTCCTGTTTGGAAATGGAAAAAAGAAAAGAGCCTCCGAAGAAGCTCTTTCGAAGAAGCTCTTTGCTTGACCCCCTTTATCTCTCCGACTCGCCACTCAAGATAAAGCGGCTATAGTCATCCCGGTGGTCATTGAGGTATACCACCAAGTCATAGAAGCCGCGCGCATTGGCTTCATACTGGACGCGATTCACATCGAGCATATTGGTTGAACCGCCATCTCGGATGGCCAGGATTTGCTTCATAATTTTCTCTGTGATCCGCGTTTCAAGCTTTCTGATCTCGTCCTCTCCATATACGATGCCGAGGGAGGAACCGCTATCCCAGGAGCAGAATATCGTACCGGTGTCGTCCACGAACTCAACGGTGCCTTTGTCGCCGGGTATCAGCTTGGAATATGGATCATTCATCCTAAGTAGTTCCACGCGGGTACCAGAGGGATATTGCTTTCGGATCTGCTCTACGGTCTCCTTAGAAGGGAACTTATTCATCAGCCGATACCCCCACAGCCTTGAGCGGGGCGCCGCTCTTGAAGGCGCTGTTGCCCGACAGGTTCTTCAGCAGAATCTTCCGCGCGGCCTTGTATTCGTCGCCCACAAAACCCAGCCTGATGAGGAACACCCGAAAGGCGAACTTCTCATTGTCAACCGGTTTCTCTTTGGCGGTCACGCGGTGCTGTTCCTTGGCGGTCGCGCAGAGTGCGCCGATGAAGCGAGTGTAGGCGTTGATTTCCTCCGGCTCGGCACCGAAGTGGAACCACGGGAACTTAAGCGTCGTTTCCGTCCGCTCGATGGGAAGTTCGTCGGTGCCTATGGCCTTTTTGATGAGCACCGCTTTGCTAGCGATGAGCCGGTCAAGGTTTTCGAGCGCCGTGTCCGTGAAGCCCACCAGCGGCATTTCAATCGTCAGGCTGTCGGGAACGTCGCTCTCTGAAGGCCCTTCGGCGTAGTAGTCGTGGTCGAGGTTTCTGCGGGGCGCCAGTTCGGGAATGTAC